CAGACAATGAAAGGCACAAAGAGGCCCAGTCCAAAGGTTATGATTCTTATATGCATATGCAGCAAGGTAAAAAATCCACGGTACAAAGAGTAAAGAATGCGGTTGGTTCATTAGTGAATAAAGCCACCGGTAACAAGAACGAAGGGGTCACTGGTGATCCAGAAGCGAATGAAAAAGCGTTAGCTAAAAATCGAGCAATGGCAAAGAAGTATGGTCAAGTTCGACAGGGTATTCCTCCTGAAAAAAAAACTGAAGCAGTAGAACCTGTCGATGAAATAAGTTCAGCAACTGCTGATAGGGCATCACAAAAAGCTTATAATGATATCCGCGATAATCCAAGCTCCCAGAAACCAACGCTAGGAACAACCAAAACAGCACAATCAGACGCTAAGCGAAAAAGACAAACTGACAAATTTGATGCCTATCGTGATAAAAAAGACTTTGACAAGAAGGGTAGCAAAAAAGGTGGTGCCGCAAAGGCTGCAGGTAAAATGGGTCAGAAAAGCGATCAGCAGAGACATACCGACTGGCGCGATAACCCAGACGACCAGAACCAAGGTCACTATGTATCAAATTCCTTTGATCCAGGTGAAGCAAGTTCAAATGTAGAACTTCCTGAAGATTCTTTCGTTGCACAAGTAGCAGCACATTTAAGTGGGCAACGTAAAGGTGTTGTCACTGAACTTTCAACTGATCTTTTAAAGCGAGCCGCAAGTACAGCTCACAAAGATATGGAGAAACAAAAAGACTACCATGATTTGGCAGCGCATGACGGAGGAAGTACAGAAAGGGAAAAGTGGACGAAGAAGAGGGCAGAGAAGAGAGAGAAACAAGCCACAAAATTCAGTGCGGCAGCCGGCGAAAAGTCGCCCAAGCCCGAAAGCCAAGATTCCCGTGATAAGAGATTAAGAAAGACGAAGAGAGATATGTATTCTTAGTAGCCAATTCATCAGGTTGACAGTATAACCCGGACGGATATTGTCCGGGTTTATATATAAAAGAAGTATAAAATAATGAATATAGAATTAAATAATGTTCTAGTGAGACATCAATCAGTTCCCGAATGTGATTGGTGTGATAAATCAAAAGACTTATTAGATCAAAAAGGTATTAAATATACAATTATAGATAGCGATAAAAAGTTTTTTTGGAATTTAATGCAAGTCACTCACAGTAAAAAAGTTCCCCAGATAATTTTAAATGGAGAATTTGTCGGTGATTATAATGATCTAGTAGAACATTTTAACGGAACGTGATTTCAATCATATGTGGTCTCTTTAAAGGAACCGGAAGAGGCTTGCCTCATTCAGTAGACATTTATTCCCCTGAATGGGTAGATAAATTATATCGGGGGTTAAAAAGGAATATCACAATTGATTGGGAATTGTTTTGTTTAGTTGACGAAGATTATAATTTTAAAGAACCAATTAAACCAATCCCCTTCTTAGATCCAACTGTTCCAGGTTGGTCCCTCTTAGCAGAATTTTATAGACCAGATATTACAACAAATCGTAGAATGACTATTGGTCTGGATACTATCATTTGTTCTAATATAGATGATATTCTTTCTTTCCCTTTAGATGTTGGTCTTGTCACAGATCCAATGTCCGGAATAGGAATAATAAAGAAAGATGAAGTATGTAATGCTATTAGTATTGTTAGTAATAAAACAGTAAATGATATCTGGAATGTTTGGACAAACCAAAAAGAATGGGTACTGAAAGAGTGTACTTTGCCGCCATGGAATACACCATCAGAATTAGCGATGATGAGGAAGTTATTTAATGCAGATGGAAAAGTTCCCAGAATAGATATTGGATTCCCTGATAGAATTCATAGTTATAAAATGCATATAATGAAATCCCCGATACTTTTGAAAACTACAAGTATCGTATATTTTCATGGTATACCCAAAATACAACAACTTTATAATAAAAGTTTTAACATAGAATTATTAAAAAATTGGATATGAACCCTTATATGTAAAAGGAACGAAATGAGTTTAAATGGATTTACACAACAATGGCATGATGATGGAGAGGGAAATAAGATACATGAATCAGCAGTAATAAATTGGGAAAGAGTTTCTATAGGTTCTGGTAATGAAATAGGGCCGGGAGTTTGTATTGGTACAGACGCACAACATCGAAATGAAGATTCTGTTGGAGAAATTATTATAGGTGATAATAATATTATTAGAGAATATACAACAATAAATTTACCTACTAGATGGTCTAAAAAAACGATCATAGGAAATAATTGTTACTTAATGGTTCTTTCTCATGTAGGCCATGATTGTGTTATAGAAGATGATGTTACTTTTACCAACAACGTAGTGTTGGGTGGTCATGTTTATATAATGAAAGGATGTCAATTAGGTTTTGGAACTGTTATTCATCAATATCAAACTCTAGGTTCTTATTGTATGTTTGGAATGGGAACAATTATAACAAGTAAACAAACTGTTGTGCCAGGCGGATTATGGTATGGTAATCCGGGAAAATTTTCTAAAAATAATATAATAGGTTTAAATAGAAATAAAGTTGATGAGATTATATTAAATAATGAATATCAAAGATATAGGGCAATTAAAAATGAAAGATCTAAATATAGATATGAATGACTCACTCCCGCTCGCAGAAGCTTTTATTTCTATTGTAGATGGTAAATTGTGTGTGGATAGAACTGTGTTCGAATTACATGAGCTTAGAGAAGTGAAACAATACTTTCAAGAAAATGGATATATATCATCTCAATTTTATCCACAAGGTGATGAAGATGTAGATAATCTTCATGCTATAATTGAAAAAATGGCAGAACTGTCTCCTGAATGTCATGACGATAATGTAGAAAGTTATTTTTTAAATTAAATGGAAATTTTTCTTAGCGGTCCAGGCGGCACAGTATCAACCTGGGAATTAACTGAAGCGGCTTATAATTATTGGAAAGATAAACCCAGAAAATTATTATTTGATTTTTCTTGGAACATACCCGACCTTAGAAGTGATAATGTTTTTGATGAAGAACATCCACCTAGAAATAAACTAGGTATACCCGACCAAGCATATTTTTTTAAACCTTTCGATGTAATATGGCGAAATGAAGAAAGATGGATAAGAAGCGATCCTTTTAAAGGAAAAGGTTGGTGCATAGATGTTTGCGAATACGATAAATCAACGATTTATGTTGAAGAAGATAATGTAGTAACCCAATATCATCCAGATGAATTTCCTACTATAAGATTTGAGAAAATATATAAACCACCATCTGAATTATTCTATTCAGCAGTTTCTACAGAAATAGGTAATTGGCAACATAAGGTATATAATAAATCTGTACCGTTGCGCAAATTTAGATTACATATAATACATATTAATGATAAGAAATGGATCTTTGATCTTGCTCCACCTCAAAAAGAAAATTGGGATATGTATAGATGGACCAGAACTGATTGGTCTTATAGGCTCCATGTTAGAAATAAACCATTTGTTGATGGTATGAGTTTATTTACAGGTATTGATTTATCATATGATATGAATACCGGAAACCACGAACAAGATAGCTCACACTTTAAAGTTCATGATACACGTATTCGGTGATTCATATTGTGATCCTTGTAGCGGTCAATTAGATCAAAGTAAAAGATGGTATAATAATCTCGGGGAACCAACTTTTATTTACGGATTAGCTGGATCAAGTATAGATTGGTCTTTAGATAATTTTATTAATGGCCATGCGGAAAGATCTGGTAAAATAATTTTTATAGAATCCATACCTCGCCGATTTCATTTTGAATTTTTAAAAACCCCAAGACATGATGCTGCTGTAATGTGGGGCCATGATTGGGAAAATGATAAATGGCTTTCTGAACCTGGTATGAAATATGTTCATAAACATAAGCAATTTGTTAAACACTTTCATAACAACTATAAAGATTATCATAAGGCAACAAAAGCAAGATGCGTTCTAAAAGCTTTGTCCGATCAATATGAAAAAGTATTATATTTTTCTACATCGCGCAATCGTAATAATTATGCAACCCTTGAAATACAAGCAATTGATAAATTCGAAATAGTCGATATAATATTGATGGATGCTTCCAGAGGTGAAATTATAAATGATTATGATCCTGAATTTAGAGACCAGAGATCAAATCATTTTTGCGAATCTAATCATGAAATATTATCAACATATATAAAGAGGAAGTTTAATAACGAAAGTGTTGAAGATATAATTTTTGAAAAGAATTTAATATGATTTATTGGGGATTAACTTGTGGTTCACATGATGGTGCTCTAGCAGTATATCATGATGGAGATATAGTATTTGCAACTGATGCGGAAAGATTTTCCAGAAAGAAAAATGATCCAAATATTCCTAAGGAACTTCTTGATTATGTTTTAGAAGAATATGGGGAACCATCCAAAGTTTATTTTTATGAAAATCCATTTGTAAAAACGTCGCGACGTTGGTATGCCGGACAAAAACCATTTTATAAACCACCAGAGTTTCCTTATAATCATAAACTGAAATATACTTCACATCATTTATCTCATGCAGCGTATGGTTATTATACTTCTCCCTTTGATAATACTATGGTTTTGGTTATTGATGCGATAGGAGAATGGGAGACATTGACCGTATGGAAAGCCAAAGGTAAAAAGTTAAAGAAGTTATGGAATTGGAAATATCCTAAATCTTTAGGTTTGATGTATTCAGCATTAACTCAATATGCTGGATGGAAACCTAATGAAGAAGAATATATTATGATGGGAGCCGCGGCCCGACAGATGTATCCATATGAGCCAGTTTATAAAAGAATATTTGAACTCTGGAATAATGGAACGAACTGGCATAAAGGTTTACTCAAATTAGAAGAATGGACAAAAAGACCAGAAGTTTATCCTGAAGATGTTCCTACTGCCGCCCAAGCGGTATATGAAGATATTTTTAGAGACATAATAAAAAGAGTTAGTATTCATAAATTAAATGAAACAGGTAATATAGTTTTTGTGGGAGGATGTGCTTTAAATGTTAGTGCCAATAGATTTTTATCAGATTATTTTTCTCGTATCCATATTCCATCTAATCCAGGTGACTCTGGTTCTGCTGTGGGATGCATTCTGGCAAGAACAAGAAACCACATTGATCCTTCTCCTTATCTTGGTTATGATATTCAAGGACCGTTTCCGTTTCAAGAAATAATAGATGAATTAATGATTAAAAGAGTGGTTGGAGTTGCCAATGGTAGATGTGAATTTGGGCCGAGAGCTTTAGGTAATAGAACTTTATTTGGGGATCCAAGAGATCCTAAAATTAAAGATAAAATTAATGAAATAAAAGGTAGAGAACCTTTTAGACCTTTTGCACCAATGATATTAGAAGAAGATGTTTCAAAATATTTTAATGGAGGATTTTTTTCGCCGTATATGAGTTGTGCTCTTCAAGCAACGGAAGAATTTAAAATTAAATATCCAGGAGTTGTTCATTTAGATGGAACTTCTAGATTACAAGTAGTTACGCACGAGCCTCATAAAACGTTATTACAAATTTGGAAAGATATTACAAAATGTCCAGTATTATTAAATACGTCTTTAAATATTAAAGGAGAACCAATTGTCAACACCAAAGAAGATGCTAAAGCCTTCACTAAGAAAACGGGTGTCAACGTATATTCTTAAACATTATTTGAGAATTAAATATAAATTTGTTAAAGAAAAAGAAGATTTAGATCCATTTATATATGATTGATTTACCGCATGTAATGATAGCGCCGAAGAATAAATTATCTGATCCTTCAATATCAAACTTAAAAATTTTTGATGATAAAAGTTATGGATTTGATTATCAAGAACATTTAATCCGAAAGGTTTTTAATGAAGAGGGGCCCGATATATATCTATTTTTAATATATGAAGATTATCAAAAGAGTGCCGGTTTTGAACGGACTAAAATATTTCCAAATGATTCAGCTGAAGGATATAAAACAGAAACAACATGTTCTACAGATAATCTTAATAATACAAGGAAAAAAAAATATGGAAAGGGAACCGTTTTTAAAAATTGTCATTGGACTCCTTTTTTACAATTTTATATTGATAATCAATTTTGGAAAATAGAATATGAAAAATATTTAAAGACTCTGGAACATTATAAAAAAGTATTTTATAGTTTTAGTTATTGTCATTTAGAAGATTATGAAAATTGGAATAATTGGTTGTAGTCATAGTTCCGGATTGTCCGAAGGAGGACTTTTAAAAAAATCCGGTGGTTTTAACGCTTGGAAGGGTTGGCCGAGAGAATTGGCTAAAGCTTATCCCCAACATGATGTTCATTTATTTGCATCTCCGGGAGGAGGTCAAAATAATATGGAGTCAGCTTTAAGAACATGTCTTATTGAAAACTTTGATGTTGTGCTTCTCCAATTTACAACGCAGCGACAATTATATCCAACACAATTGGATAGAGTTTCAAAAAAGTCTGATGGGACACTTGATTCTTGGTACAATACTCAGCGAAGAGATAATTTTATTTTACAACAACAAAAAATAAGAGCTCTTTCCATAAAGAATTATGTAGTTGAACGCAAATGCGTTATGGTAGGCGGACATTGGGATGCTAGGAATCGAATAAAAGAATTAGGTATGGAACTTAATGCATATGAATTGCCTCAAGTCTTGTTAGATATATTCATCGATAATGATTATTTTAATGAAATGGCGGAGACTTTTTATAATTGTAATGCGCTATATAAAAAATTATTTAAACATTTTTATTCTATGCTGTGGGTTCCGACCCATAGTCATGGGCCTACTAATAGTGATCAATCTGTAGTAGAGATAAAAGATAAAGTTCCTCTTTTTATGTCTGAGTTTTTAACAGGAAAAAATCTTAGAGATAAGGTTGACTGGTCTAAAACAATATACGATTGGCTAGTAGAGCATTGGACAACGTCTCTTAATGTGACTCCTTTAGAAGCGGGAAGGTTAGTGTATCATGAGTATAAAAAATATAAAGGGCATTTGGGAGAAGATGCTCAACGAGAAGTTTTATTTGAATATATTTTAGGAAACAAAGAATTGAAGGAAGCATTAGGATAAAATGAAAAAGAAAGATAGAAAACTTTATGATTCGTGGAAATATAAAAAAGGAAATTATATGGAATTTAATAATCCAGTTTTTCAGACCTTACTGGGTCTTGTCATATTTTACATTGGCTTGAAAATGTTCACAGGTGGAATGAAATCAATGAGCCATTTAGAACAACTTGAATGGTTTCTAGGAAATCCTTATTGGATGTTCTCGGGAGCAATTGTATGTACTCTTCTTTGGCAATCTTCATCACTTACTACAACTGCGGTTATTGGTCTTGTTGCTTCTGGCTCATTACCCTTACCGTCTGCAATCGCCGCTATATTAGGTGCAAATGTGGGAACAACAGGAACTATATGGATAGCAGGAATGTTAGTGAGCGATGGATTACCTACGGGCATTACGCGGCAGGTAGCTCTTGTACATACAGGAGTAAATACTTTTATGGCAATTGCCTTACTTCCGTTTGTGCATCACATTTCGCGATATGTTTCTCGCTTTTAAAAATGATATAAATATATTTTTACAATTGGCTCTGGGGGTTGGGTTCGAACCAACACATCTTTGATCTAGATTATACGATCAAACCAAAGATAATACGCTAACAACGTACCGCGTCTTCCTGTTTCGCCACCCCAGAGTATCACGTATTATTATATCAGAATTCGAATTTTACATTCAGGGCACTTATAAGTCTGGTAAGACCTATTCCACCACCATATCTTGGAAAAAATTTATGACTTAAGAATTCTTTCAATTCTTTTTCTACTCGCGCTTCGCCGAATAATTTAAATAATAATTCAGCATATTCTCCATCGGAAATTGTATGAAACTGTTCTCTCATCTCTTCCGGATCAGCAGACCTTTCAGCGGAACCGATAGTTTCCATGCCACCCATAATTACATCACATTTGTTAGCAAGATCACCTACTTTTTTCATATTCCAAAAGGGGGAAGTATGATAAGGAAATTGAGTTATAAATCCAACACCGGAAGGATGAGAATCAGATATCATTTGTTCGTGCTCATGATCTAATTCTTCACAATCAAATTCCTGACACCACATACCATAACTTTTTTCAGGAAATGGTTCGGCAACGCGATCAGGAGGTATGAAACCTAAGTGGTAAATTAAATCTCTTTCCATATTAAGTAAGTCCTGAAAGTCACCAGGTGCTTCAAACTCAAACATGGGAAATATAACTTCATGTCTGCCTTCGACAGGATTCTGTTCTTGTCTATAAGATGTTGAAACACAGAATACACCTTTTAAATCCGGATTATTTAATAGCTCGTATTCCAACCACATTTGACCGGTTTGGGGTAAAGGCCATATGATGTCATTATAATTATATGTTGCGACAGTTGTAGGATCTTCGCAAGCAGCTAATATGGATAATCTGTTTTGGGTGTGAACTTCGAGAAAACCACGGGAATGAAAAAAATTACGAAGACGGGTAACGGCATTGTCAAAATCTGCGGGTATAATTAAGCTAGTCAGTTTGTTCCTTTCCAAAAAAATTCATTAAATATTCTCTCCAATTCAATTATTTATCAAAAAAGATTATCAACGATTTTAATGAGATACAGGTAACCGGTCGCAATCATTGATGATAAAAGATTATCAATAATTTCAATAAGGTACTAGTAACCTCTTGATATTACAAGAAATCAAATATGTTGACATGTTGCGCTATAAATGGTATAATATATATAGAGAATAAAGAAAGGGAATAATCCCATAACCAAATGAGAGAGAAATAATGGCAGTCACAATCAAAAATACAAAAGCAACCAAAGAAATAAAGCACATGACTAAAAATCAGACGTATCAGGTATGGATGCGTACTTGGGATACCATGGAATATGTATCACCTTTATATCTGACGGCAGAAAGCTTTGATGATGCTTTTAACAAGATGGAGATCTTTAGAGATAAGTATCAGGTCAAATCATGTCTTGCAGAGGGAGATCATATAACTGAAGATCCTAGATTTAACATCGTATAAGAGGAACATGGCTGAATTAATAGAACAAAAAGGAATTTTAGCAAAACTCATGGCGTCAGAAAATATTACTGTGCGCCACGCTAAAGTTCCAACCGCCGGATTCGACCCGAAAGGCAGAACATTAATTTTACCGATTCTCAAAGAGATGGAAGGTGAGGTTTATGACTTGTTTGTTTGTCACGAAGTCGGACACGCTTTAAATACACCAGCTAATGGTTGGCACAAGGTTATTGCAAAAGAAGGACCAAATTATAAAGGTTTTCTGAACGTTGTGGAAGATGCCAGGATCGAAAAATTAATCAAAAGAAAGTTTGCAGGTGCCGGAAAGGCGATGAGCAAGGGATATAAAGTCTTGGTACATGATAGAGATTTTTTCGGGCTCAAGCAATACAATATAGATATCAATTCTGCCTCACTAATTGATAAACTCAATATTCATTTTAAAGGTGGTCCCTTGGAGAATGTTCAATTCACCGAAGCAGAGAAACCATTTGTTGATAAGATGGCAGAACTTGAGACTTGGGAAGATGTTGAACAGCTGACCAAGGAACTTTGGGACTATGCAGAAGAAAACGAACAAGAACAACAAACACAGCCAGATGATTCTTTTATGGATCAATATTATCAAGAAGACGAAGATGAAGAAGATAGTGATGATGAAGAAGGTGATTACGAATTTAATGAAACAGATTTTCAGGATCAGTCTAAAGAGGAAACAGAGAAAGATGATTGTGACAAGCCGGTAGATAAATGTGATAATGAAGGAACTGATGGAGATCAGGAAGAGGATCAAAAAGAAGAAGGTGATGGAGATCAAGAATCTTCTCAGTCTGAATCAGATGAAGAAAAAGAGGAAGAAGGAGAAAAGCTGGGTGCCGGAACAGCAGGAGGATATGATAAGTGGTATAAAGATGATCCGTGGAAATGGAAACATGAACCGAAATCCTTAACCGATCAGAATTTTCGTGAACATGAGGATCAGCTAGTTCATGAAGATGCACTAGATTTGAAATATTATAATTCACCAACAATTGATTTAAAAAGTGAAAATTTGATTATTAATTATAAAGAACTTTTAAAAAGAACTCAGGAGGCAATAGATGAACGCAGGAATTATTTGATAGAGACGAAGAGAGAAGCAGAAGCCGAAAGAGAAGAATCATTAGCATTTGGATATGCCCGCGAATATTTGAAATATATTGATAAAGAAAATAAACCAGTTGTTAATTATCTTGTTAAAGAATTTGAAATGAAAAAGAAAGCAGCTGAATATAAAAGGTCGATGACTGCAAACACAGGTGCCATATCTCTTTCAGATATTCATAAGTACAAATATTGTGATAATATTTTTAAGAAAATTACGATTGTTCCTGAAGGTAAGAGTCACGGACTTTATTTTTTAATGGATTGGTCAGGTTCTATGAGTGATAAAATGATTCCAACTTTGAATCAATTATTTCAATTAATAGATTTCTGCAGGAAATGTAATATCGCTCATGAGGCATATGCTTTTGTTGATTACAGTTTTGATGAAGAAGGAAAAGAAAAAGAAACTTTTGGGCATCCTTATAAAGAACAATTAGGCGATTTGGCAATAGGAGATAAATCTACTCAATTAATTGAAATATTTTCTAATAAAATGTCCAGTAGGGAATTTAAGTCTCAACGTGAAAATCTTCTTTTATCCATACTTCGATGTGATAGAGATTTTGCAAATGCGTACTGGTTAGAAGAAAGAAAAAATAAAGTAATTTATAGAAATAAAATGACTGGTAGAAATACCAAAATTCCGAAAGATACAATCCCTTCTTTAATTTTTGACACTTGGGGGGTGGAAAAAGGATGTCGAACATCTTGGGAATGGAATTCAATAGCACGAGCGATTAATTTTCCGCTACATCGTCTTTGCGGAACTCCTTTGAATGATGCAATCATGATAAGTTCAGTAAATGTTAAAAGATTCCAAAGAGAAAATAATTTAGATATTGTTAACACAATTATTCTTTCAGACGGAGAATCTAATTCATCTCATAAAACTTTCGTGACAAGAGAAGGTAGCGGAGATGAACTTTTTACAGAACGAATTGAAACTCGTGATTCTAACATCAGGTTGGTTGATAAAGAAACAAAAAAAGTTTTTGAATGGACCGCCTGTCATGGATTTCGTCAAACAGAAAATTTTATAAATTATTTTAAATATAAGACTGGTTCAAACGTTTTAGGATTTTTTCTTACAACTTCTTCTGATGATGCAGGACGCATGGTCGGTTGGAACCAATGGCAAGATAGAAAATCGGATTACAATCGAAACGGATACATGATCGTAGATGATCATGGATATGATGAACTTTATGTAATCAAACAACATGCCTCCGTTTTGATGGAGGATGAAATAAATATTGATACTAATAAAGTTAATTCAACAGCTTCTTTGACTAAGGCATTCAAAAAATTTCAGAAAGGAAAATTAGAAAAAAGGATAATGCTTCAAAGATTTGCGGAAATGGTTGCTTAATGCAAGTTTGTTTTACAACAATTTCAACTGGTTATAAGGAACACATTGATATTATTGATAATCAAATATGTTGCCATGTTGCGCTATAAATGGTATAATATATATAGAGAATAAAAAAAGACCAGCGACAACTGCTGAAGCGAAGAGTTGGGTGGGATGGCGGTAAACAAACAATAATAATAACGAGAGAGGTTATATGATGAATAAGGAAGAATTAGTAGAAACTTGGAAATCCAAGCACGGTGTACAAACGATTTTAGATCGTTCACAAGTAAATGTAGTAGCTGATGAAAGTGGTAATCCAGAACCAAATCAGAATTTTCTGGGAAAACTTAGAGTAGGTCGAAATCAGTTTTCAATTGCAAATTATGGAAAGAACATGACAGCTCCTGTAGCAAAATGGGGAGATAAATATCGCAAACCGAAAGCGCTTAAAGATGTGAAGATCGTCCAGCACGATACCACAATCAAGAAAGTAGATGAAAACATCTCTTTCGTTCCAGAAAAAGATCCCAATTATATTAAAGCAGGATATTACAAAGAACTAGTTCAGATATTTAAATCTGGAATGTTCGTGCCTTCTTTTATTACCGGCTTGTCCGGAATGGGTAAAACCAAGGAAGTTTTTGAAGCCGCGGCTAGTACAAAGCGCGAATTAATTCGTGTCAATATTACAATTGAAACAGATGAAGATGACCTTCTCGGTCATTATATTTTAAAAGACGGGGAAACCATCTGGGAAGACGGGCCAGTTATTGTCGCAATGGAAAGAGGCGCACTGCTTCTTCTTGATGAAATTGATCTTGCATCTAATAAGATTATGTGTCTCCAACCTGTACTTGAAGGCGGAAGTATTTTCTTGAAAAAGATTAATCGTCTTGTAAAGCCTGAAGCTGGATTCAACATTGTCGCAACTGCCAATACAAAAGGTAAGGGTAATGACGATGGCCGGTTTATCGGAGCCAACATTCTTAATGAAGCTTTTCTTGATCGTTTTCCAATTACATTCGAACAAGATTATCCCCCTACCGCCGTTGAAAAGAAAATTGTTTCTAGAATTCTTAAAAACCACGGTGTTGTAGATTCAGACTTTGTTAATCATCTTTGTCAGTGGACAGATGTTATCCGCCGGACCTTTGCTGACGGGGGAATAGATGAAATTATTTCTACTCGTCGTTTGATAAACATTGTTACTTCTTATATGATATTTCAAAATAAAGAAAAAGCGATCGAATTTTCGATCAACCGGTTTGATGATGATACCAAAACAGGATTTATGGATCTCTGGACTAAAGTAGACCCTAATGCAGTTCCTGATGAACCTGAAGCATCTGGTGAAGGTGAATCAGAAGCGTCGGGAGATATGCCATATTGATTGTCTACATAACCATTATTCACAAAATAAAATAATTTAATCCTTGACATTATTTACATTATCAGCTATAATTATTAAATAGTTGATAATGTTTTTTGTATTTTGTTAATGATGAGAAAAAGGAAATGATGCAAATTGAAGTACCTATAGCAGATTTAAGAAAGAAAAAAATATTTGTTGCTACACCAATGTATGCGGGCATGTGTAGTGGAATGTATACAAAAGCTTGTTGCGACTTAGCAACCACCGCTACCAAATATCAAATAGATTTAAAGTTCTTTTATCTTTTTAACGAATCCCTAATTACAAGAGCGCGAAATTATTGTGTCGATGAATTTTTGAGATCAGATTATACTCATCTCATGTTCATTGATGCAGATATTTGTTTCGATCCGAATTATGTTTTAACATTAGCTGCTCTATGTGATGAAACTAAACCAATTGTTGGAGGAATATATCCTAAGAAGTGTATTGCTTGGGAAAAAGTTCGTAATGCTGTTGATAAAGGTTTAGCTGATGATAATCCTATGCTTCTTGAAAAGTTTACAGGAGATTTTGTTTTCAATCCAACTGGTGGAACTCAAACAATATCTTTATCTGAGCCAGTTGAAGCATTAGAAATAGGAACAGGATTTATGATGATACGTAGAGAAGCGTTAGATGAATTCGCAAAAGCTTATCCTAAATTTCGATATAAACCCGATCATAATCGATCAGACCATTTCGATGGTTCCAGATATATTCATGCTTTTTTTGATACCATTATTGATAATGATCAATGGATGGGCGAAGGAAATTCTGAAAACTCAGATCGTTATCTATCTGAAGATTATATGTTCTGTCAATTAGCACATAAAATTGGAATTAAAACCTTTCTATGTCCTTGGATGAAATTACAACATATTGGAACATATGTGTTTAATGGTAATCTTCCTGATATGGGAGCCTTAGAATACGCAGCCCATGGATATGATACTGAAAGTCGACCTTTTCTTGAGGACCGAAAAAAGAAATTAGAATCAAAAGGAATGAGCAGAAAAGACAGAAGAGCTCTTGCCAAAGAAAAACGGAAGGATTCTAAAAAGAAGGACAAACCTGATCATACGGAGAGTCCTAATCACCTATAGGAAATATAATGATTATACATAATGATACTATTGAAACATTAAAAAACTTCGCTGAGATTAATCAGAGCTTGATTATTGAAGCAGGAGATACGATAAAGACAGTTAGTGAACAAACAAACGTTTTAGCAAAGGCTAAACTTGGTCAAAGCTTTCCTCAGGATTTTGCTATATATGATTTGAATAAATTTTTAGGAGTTCTTTCATTATTTGCAGAACCTCAATTTGATTTCAGTGAAAAATCAATAAAAATACAATCAAGTGTTGACGCTAATAATTTCGTCGCAGGTGATTCCGTAGCTGAATATCAATTTGCAAATATGAGTTTATTTGAAAACGAGAGAAAGATCCTAGCAAAAGATATAAATTTACCGTCTGAAGAAGCTGTTTTTAGATTAGAAGAAAAATATCTTAGTTCCATAATGAGAGCAGCAGCGGTAATGAGTCTCCCAGAAATTGCAGTTGTAGCAAATGACGGGAAACTTAAAATACAAGCAATAGAAGCTAAAACATCTATTGATAGTTATGCAGTTGAATTAGGAGTTTCAACTTCTAATTTCAAAATGATTTTTAAAATAGAAAATCTTAAACTTATGAGGGGGTCTTATGATGTTAAGATATCAGACAAAGGATTAGGGCATTTTAAAAATATAGATCGAGATCTAGAATATTGGATTGCAACTGAACAAACATCTTGAAATTATGACAAAAAATATATTATGGGTTGAAGCTTATAGGCCTCAAACAGTATCGGAATGTATTCTACCAGATCATTTGAAAGAACCGTTTGAATCTTATGTGACTACAGGCAATATACCAAATCTTCTTTTATGCGGTGGTCCCGGCATGGGTAAAACCACAATTGCGAAAGCAATGTGTAAAGAGATTGGCTTAGACTATTTGGTTATTAATGGTTCTCAAGAATCCGGTATTGATTTATTAAGAGTTAAGTTAGAAAATTATTGTAGTAGCGTTTCTTTAATTGGTGGTCGTAAAGTCGTTATTATAGATGAAGCTGATTATTTAAATCCTCAATCTACTCAGCCCGCAATGAGAGGATTTATTGAAAGATTTGCAGATAACTGTAGTTTCATTTTTACTTGTAATTATCTTAATAGAATTATCGATCCTATTCATTCTCGATGTTCGGTAGTTGAATTTAAGGTAGATAAAAAAGAATCTCCTAAAATAGCACAGCAGTTATTAGATAGGATTAAAGTAATTCTTAATGAAAATAATGTAAAGTTCAACGAAAAGGTTATTGTTGAACTTATTATGAAATATTATCCTGATTTTAGAAGAACTCTAAATGAATTACAACGATATAGCACCAGCGGAAGTATTGATAGCGGTATCCTTAGTTTACTTTCCGATTCTGATTTTAACGCTCTTATTAATGCATTAAAGGAAAAGAACTTTACAAAGGTTCGTAAATGGGTTGTTGATACAAGTCATACAGATGCTAGAACAGTATATAGAAAGTTATATGATAATTTGCATGACCATTTGACGCCAGCAGGATTACCACCAATAATTCTTTTATTGGCAGATTATCAATATAAGAGTGCATTCGCTGCCGATCAAGACATAAATCTTACAGCATGTTTAATTGAGATCATGATAGAAGGCCAATGGCAATAAATCCGTTTGATTTTGTAAATGATATTAATTATAAGAAAAAAGATATACTAAGTGACGACTATGATAATCAATTAGAAGGACAATATAAAGCGTTTCTGGTAAATCGATCTTTAAGCTTTAATTTCGATACTATCCTTCAAGCCAATGAAATGAATACCAGAACTCATCTGGATAATAAACTTCAATACCACTATTTGCTAAATATTATCAGACCCAAGAATAGATTTGGTCGATGGTTGAAAGCTGAGAAGTATGAAGCCATAGATTTAATTGTTGAATATTATGGATACAGCCTTCAAAAAGCAAGAGAGGTTGTAGATATCTTCAGTGATGAGGATCTGAATACTCTTAGGCAAGAATTATTTACAGGTGGTTTGAAGGAGAACAATGAGCGCAGAGATAGATTCTCTCGTTGAAATTAAGTTAAAGCAACCCGACGATTTTTTAAAAGTAAAAGAAACATTAACGAGAATAGGTGTAGCATCTAAGAAGGATAAGACTTTATATCAATCTTGTCATATTCTTCATAAGCAAGCTAGATATTATATTGTACATTTTAAAGAATTGTTTATGTTGGACGGTAAACCTTCCAATTTTTCGGATAATGACGCCGCGAGGCGAAATACAATAGTAAATTTATTAGCCGAATGGGATCTGGTACAAAAAGTTAATAATGATGAAATCGATGAAGATAACATAGTTCCAATTAATCAATTAAAGATTATATCTTTTAAGAAAAAAGATGAATGGGAACTAGTTGCGAAATATAATATAGGTAATAAAAAAAATGACGACACTAAGTCTGAAAGCTCATAAATTATATCCCGACGTAACCCTTCCAACATTTTCAACACGAGGCTCCGCATGTTTTGATATACATGCATATTATACTCCTGAAATAGGATGTAAATTTTGGAATGACGATAGGAAAAAATTTATTGAAAGACATGATAAGAATATAGTAATACATCCTTTTCAAAGAGTCCTAGTTCCTACAGGGATAATTTTAGATATTCCATCGGGATATTCAGTAAGAATACATCCAAGATCTGGTACAGCGATTAAACAAGGTATGAGTTTTATTAATTGTGAAGGAGTGATCGATTTTGATTATATCGATCCGCTAATGATTCCTGTAATAAACTTATCAGACGTTCAATCAATTGTTATAAATAACAATGATAGAATTGCTCAGGGCGAACTTGTGAGATTACAACAATATAATATTGAAGAAATTAGCTCACCTCCTAAACAAAAAACCAGCCGAACAGGTGGTTTTGGGAGTACTGGCAAATGAGTAAATTTAAAGTTTTAGGGCACAGTTACGACTTAGAAGTATACGAAGAAGTTTTAACTGATCCCGAAAAAGGTACTATTGAATTCGACGAGGTCGGAGTGTATAGTGCCAATTCCATATTATATTTAATATGGATAGTGCTCAAACACAGATTTGGGCATTTAATAGCCGGAGAAGGTTGGAGAGATTAATTCTTGACCTTTTCTTTTCATATCATTAGGAATTGCTTGCGTAAGGGTTCTTAATGTTTTACTAAACGTCTTTGCTTAAAGAAGGAGGACATATGTTAACGACTAACGCACTTTCTGTATTCCCCACCCACAAACAATTTGAACAAGCATTAGGATTATCCGTTGGATTTGAAACAATGTTTGATAGACTTTTCGAGTGTAATCAACAAAACCAATCTTCTGGTTATCCACCTTATAACTTGAAAAGAGATGGAGAACACTATATAATAGAGTTAGCAGTTGCAGGACTCAGCGAAAAAGATATTATGGTGCATGTTGAGGATCGGGTATTAACTGTCAGCAGTGAAACAGAGAAAACCGATGAATCTTATATTCATCAAGGTATTGCTAAGCGCTCATTTAAAAGATCTTGGACTTTAACTGATGATATGATAGTTAACGACGCGGTTATGACCAGTGGAATGTTAATTATCACCTTAGAAAGAATTGTTCCTGAGGATAAGAAATCTAGACGGATCCCAATTGTAACTAAATAATTTATTTTTCGTAAATTATACAGGAGGGGGCGTTATAAATATGTTATATAGAAATGTGGTCATAACAAACCCTCTTTTAGGATTATACAGTGATAGATTTATTAAATACAGATGAAGATATTAGAGTAGCACAAAATTTTACTCTTCCCGAACTTGTGAAAAGTTCAACGGCGGCTAGATTGGGAATATCCAATATGCCTGATACCGCACAAATTTTAGTTAACCTTACTAACGTTGCAAATCATATTTTACAACCGGTAAGAAATGAAGTTGGACCACTTCGAGTTAATAGTGGTTATAGAGGATTGGCTCTGAATAAGGCAGTCGGCGGATCTAAAACTAGTCAACATTGTTGGGGAGAAGCAGCTGATTTTGAAAGTTCCAGAATAGGTAATTATAAATTAGCGTGCTGGATTAAAGAAAATTTAGAATTTGATCAATTAATTTTAGAATTTTATACTCAAGGTCAACCTAGTAGCGGATGGGTCCACTGCTCTTTTAAAACAAATGGTCAGAATCGCGGAAAAATTAATACAGCTCTGAGAGTAAAAGGAAAAACAGTATATAAAAATGGGCTGATTCAATGAACCGATTATTAATATTTCCTCTTTTGGTATATCTCCAATTTCTATATTTAATTGGGGCATATAAGACTAAAAGAAGTTGGGTTGATGATCATATATTATGGTGTTATAAGAAATTAAAATCTTATGGACACAAAGTGGAATATAATTATTTTGATAAATGAAATTTTATACAAACGTACACCAAATCGGTGATCATGTTTTAGTTAGGGGTTATGAAAACGGCCAACGTTTTGATGATCGCATTGAATATCACCCCACAGTTTTTATTCCTTCCAACGAAAAATCAAAATATTCAACTATTGATGGAAAATCATTATCTCCTATTAAGCCCGGTACAATTAAAGAAACAAGAGAATTTATTCGAAAATATGATGGAGTAGAAAATTTTCAGATTTATGGAATGACTGCTTGGAGATATAATTATATTTACGAAGAGTTTCCCAAAGACAAAGGTATTGATTATGATTTTTCACAACTCATAGTTGCGAGTATTGATATTGAGGTTGGTTCAGAACATGGTTTTCCGGATCCAATTTCTGCCTCAGAAGAAATACAAGCAGTTACTGTTGGAGCAAAAGGAAAATATTTTGTATTTGGATGTGGTGAATATAATAATACTAATCCAGATGTTGAATATTTTCACTGCGCCGATGAAAATCATTTAGTTCAAGAATTTCTTTCTTTTTGGGAAAAGTTGGCACCTGATATTATTACAGGGTGGAATATTCAAGGCTTTGATATCCCATATTTAGTTAATAGGATTTCTAGATTATTTGATAAAAAGAATGTTAAGAGATTATCTCCATGGAGAATAGTTAATGAAAGAACAACAAATTTTAGAGGCAGAGAAACAATCTTTCATGATCTCATCGGCATTGCTGTTATTGATTATATTGATGTTTATAGAAGGAATTCTCCTCCAGCGGAAAGTTATAGGTTAGATTATATTGCTTCTATTGAATTAGGAGAAAGAAAATTATCGTTTGAGGAATATGGAAATCTTTATACATTATATAAAGAAAATTTTCAGCTGTTTATCGATTATAATATTAAAGATGCGCAGCTCGTAGAACGATTAGAGGAAAAGAAAAAATTGATAGAAATGGTGGTTGCTTTGGCATATGAAGCAAAGGTAAACTATCAAGACACATTTGGAATGGTGATGATGTGGGAAGTTATTCTTGCGAATGATTTAATGAATAGAAATATAATAGTTCCACCCAAGAAAGATAATATAAAAAATGCCGCATATGTTGGAGCATATGTAAAAGAAGTACAAGCGGGCCTACATAATTGGGTTGTCAGCTTTGATTTAAATAGTCTATATCCTCATTTAATTATGCAATACAATGTTAGCCCTGATACTATTTTAACGGGCGTTACAGAGACATGTCGGGTTGATTCTTTATTAAATAAGCAAGTTGATTTAAACAAATATTATGATAAAGATATTATCATTGCTCCTAACGGACAAGGGTTCAAAAAAGATGAACAAGGATTCTTACCAAGAATAATGCAGGAAAAATATGATAATAGAGTTATCTTTAAAAAGAAGGAAATCGCGGCTAAGAAAAAATTAGAAAAAGAAAAAGATCCAATCGAGATAGAAAAATTAAAAAAGGAAGCAGATTCATTTGGTAATAAACAAACCGCTATGAAATTAATGCTTAATAGTGTTTACGGTGCTTTTGGAAATCCGTATTTTAGATTTTTTGATTTGAGAATATCAGAAGCTATTACATTGGGAGGACAGCTCAGTATTCGCTGGGCAGAAACTGTGGTCAATAATTATCTCAACAAAATTTTAGAAACAGAAGAGGTTGATTATGTATTGGCATCAGACACTGATTCCCTCTATATTACATTAGATGCATTAGTTCAAAAAGTATTTCCTGAAAATCCGGATACAACTAAAGTAATAAATTTTTTAGATAAAGTATGTGAGGAAAAACTTCAAGGAGTAATTGATAGCGGATATTCAGAACTTGCAAGCTATATGAATGCTTACGGTCAGAAGATGTTTATGAAAAGAGAGTGTATTGCTGATAAAGGTATTTGGACGGGAAAGAAACATTATATTCTTAATGTTCATGATAACGAAGGAGTTAGATATGCGAACCCACGAATCAAGGTTATGGGAATTGAATCTGTCAAATCATCAACTCCCACATCTTGTAGAGATAAATTAAAAAAGTCTTTTGATATTATCATCAATCACGATGAAGAAGCTATACAGAAGTTCATTGCAGATTTTAGAGAACAGTTCGAAAAAGAACCTATTGAAAATATTGCATTCCCCAGATCAGTTAAGGGAATTGAAAAATATAATGGTGGTACAAAATTGTATGCTAAAGGAACACCCGTTCATGTAAAAGCAACACGCTTGTATAATCATTTTCTGAAACAAAATAAATTGCAAAATAAGTATCCTCTTATTCAAGAGGGGGAAAAGATTAAATTTATTTATTTGAAACAGCCTAATCCTATTAGAGATGGTGTCATAGCCATGATGGAAGGCTTGCCTGAAGAGTTCGGGCTTCATGATTATATTGATTATGATAAACAATTTGAAAAGTCTTTTAGGGGACCCTTGAATGAAATATTAAAAGTCATTGGATGGTCTCCTGAAAAAACAAGTTCTCTAGAAGCTTTTTTAGTATAGAGAATTTGATAAATATGCATAGTAAGGTAGTTCGGAATGAGCTGAGTTACCAGAAATTATGTTTAACCGTGGTGAGAGAATAATATAAAATAAAAGGAGAACAATATATGGTAGATAAAGTACTTGGATGGATTCGTTCCATCACTGAACTTGGTTTAGCAGTTATTGCTCTTGGCGTAGTTCTTCAGATTATTTTTGGTGCAGCTTTACCGTTTATCGGAATTGATATCGTGGGTTCTGTTGTAGCACTTGTAAAACAATTAGGACAAGAAGGTTTTGTCGGTTTAATTGCGATATGGGTACTCTGGGGAATTTATTCCAAGTCATAACTAGAAATTGTGGCGCATCGGCAGACTTGGGTTAAACCCCGAGGCGTAGCCATCCTGCTGTCCCTGCTTCGGCGTTGGGCTTAGGTGTGCGCCACTTTGCATGCAAAAGGGGGAGCCGAATATTGCCCCCCTTTTTTTGAAAAATATAATGATTAATTGAAAAAGGTTTTATGAGTGATTATTTTGGAGAAATGCTACAAGTAGCTAATAATGAATATGGCGCAGTAGTAAGTGATGGTGTTGAAGCAGGCGATGTAGAAAGTTTTATTGATACCGGATCGTATATTTTAAATGCTCAATTGTCTGGTAGCATCTATGGTGGATTACCATCTAATAAAATTACAGCATTTGCCGGAGAAAGTTCAACAGGCAAAACTTTTTTCGTTTTAGGTTGTGTCAGACAATTTCTCGTAGATAATCCTACTGGTGGAGTTATATATTTTGAAAGTGAATCTGCCATAACCAAAGATATGATAGAATCAAGAGGAATCGATTCTAAACGAATGATTATCCTACCTGTTGCTACGGTTCAAGAATTCAGAACACAAGCAACTAAAATTCTAGAAAAACATTTAGAAGAACCCATCAAGTCTCGTCCGCCAATGATGATATGTTTAGATTCATTAGGTAATCTTTCTACTACTAAAGAAATGGAAGATGTTAGTGACGGTAAAGAGACCAGGGATATGACCAGAGCACAAATGGTTAAAGGCACATTTAGGGTTTTAACTTTATTAGGTGGTAAAGCTAAAGTACCTCTTGTTGTTACTAATCACACATACGATCAAATAGGAACATTATTTCCTCAAAAAATTATGGGTGGAGGAACAGGCTTACATTATGCCGCATCTAGTATCGTATTTCTATCTAAAAAGAAAGAAAAGGATGGTACTGAAGTAATTGGTAATATAGTTCATTGTAGAACTTATAAATCTAGGCTCACAAAAGAACATAAAATGGTAGATGTTCTTCTTACCTTTAAAGAAGGATTGAATAGATATTATGGATTAGCAGAATTAGCAGAGAAGTATGGAATCTTTAAAAAAGTTTCTACCAGATTAGAAATGCCCGATGGAGAAAAGGTTTTTCTAAAAACCATGCTTAAAAATCCTACCAAGTATTTTACTAAAGAAATTTTAGACAAGTTAGACGTTGCAGCTGGGAAAGAATTTTTATATGGTGAAATGGAAATAGAAGAATTGGCTGTAGAAGAAGAATCAGCACCCAAAGAGGCAAGATAGGAGTATACATATGTGTCCTATATGCTGGATTAGTGGTTTTATTGCCGTACTATTTGGCGGCAGTTTTGTCGCCACCGTTAACCATCCTATAAGTTGGATTATAGGAGGATTTGTTGTTGCTTATGGCCTTTATAAATTTTATGATGGTTATAAACGTGGTAAATCAATGGAAGAAGACACAAAAGCCAAAAATAGAAAAACAATTTATAGATTTGTCCAAGGGATTGTTATCGGAAGTTTTGTTACCGGAGTACTTTTTTACAAATACACGGCGGACGAACATCAACGAATGCATGATTTGTTAGATCAACATGGAATAGAACAACATGTCGACTGATAATATGATAATAGAGAAAGTTAAAGTAGTGGAATTAACGTTTGAAGATGGAACAAAAAAAATATGTCGAGGGGGAGAAGCTGCTGTGGAAAGAGCCTGGGGAACTTATCCAATAGTATCTGCTAGGTGGACTGGCGAAGAAGAAACAATGCAATGGATTCCTCTAGAAGATAATCGAACAGAGATAACGGGCTGGTAAAAAGAATGAATGAATTAACAAAAAAAGATTACGATAGAATTAATAGTTATTTTAATTTAGTTCCTCATCCGGAACATATCGAAGATGTTTCTCAAATGTGTGTTGAATTAAACACGGGCCCTTTTAAAGGAACTGTTATAAAATATGGTAAGTTTCAAGTTGCTCCACCGGATGAAATGGGAGAAAGTAATGCGAAATATGAATACGATGTTATTCTTGTTCCACCAGAATTACAGGGAGTAGAACATTCTGATGAAGAAGGTGTAGAATTTGAATATATGATTGGAGAAATTTTAGTTAAATTATTATGGGACAGATATAAAGAAGAGAGTGAAAAGGAAGGAGTAAAAACAAATGATGCCACGGATAGAACAGCTGATACTATCACATTTAATACATAATGAAAATTTTACGAGGAAAGTTGTTCCTTACGTAAAATCTGAATATTTTGAAGATCCTCCGGAAAAAATAGTTTTCAAATTAATTCAAGAATATATTTTAAAGCATAATGACCTACCAACCAAACAAAGTTTATTAATAGATTTAGATCAATTAGATGGTATACATGAATCAGAATATACTAAATCTAGTGAAATAATTAATACTTTAGAAAAGCCTAGTGATTCTAAAGACATCACACCCTGGCTTTTAGAACAATCAGAAACATTTTGTCAAGATAAAGCAATATATAATGCTGTAGTGAATGCTATCGCAATTCTTGAAGGTAATGAAAAGACTCATTTATCTAAAGGAGCAATTCCCACCGTTTTATCAGAAGCTTTAGCTGTTTCTTTTGATCCTCATGTAGGACACGATTTTATTGACGACGCGGACAAAAGATTTGATTTTTATCATAGAGTAGAAGAAAAACTTGAATTCGATCTCGAGTTGTTTAATAAAATTACAAAAGGGGGTTTACCTAAGAAGACTTTAAATATTTGTTTAGCAGGAACTGGAGTTGGTAAATCTTTATTCATGTGTCATCAAGCCGCTAGTTGTCTTTCTATTAATAAAAATGTTCTTTACATCACCATGGAGATGGCGGAAGAAAGGATCGCTGAAAGAATTGATGCGAATCTTTTAGATATTCCTATGAGTCAATTAGAAGAAATTCCTAGAGATATGTATAAAAAGAAAATAGATAAACTCAAAGGAAAAACCAATGGTAAAATAATTATTAAAGAATATCCTACTGCATCTGCCGGCGCAATGCATTTTAAAAATTTATTAGGTGAATTAAACTTGAAACGTAATTTTGTTCCCGATATAATATTCATAGATTATTTAAACATTTGTACATCTTCTAGAATAAAGGCAGGAGCCAATGTTAATTCATACACATATATTAAATCTATTGCTGAAGAATTAAGAGGCTTAGCTGTAGAATATAATGTTCCGATTATGTCTGCAACACAAACAACCAGATCAGGGTTTACAAGTACAGATATTGGTTTAGAAGATACATCTGAGAGTTTTGGTTTACC